GTGAAACGGCGCCTAAGCCTTGAAGCTAAGAACCGCATAACCGAATTATACCTTCAACGTTGGCTGCCAATCGACATCTACCGAAGCCTCAAGGAAAGAGCGGAAGAGCAAGGTCCAACCTGGGCCATAAGCTACGCCACAGTCCACCGCATCATTAAAACATTCAAGGAGCATGGAGCCCGCTTCAGCCTAAGCCAACTGGAGGAATACCGTAACCTCCTCGCCAGTAACGCGATGCAGATCCGGCGGCTTTGGGGATGTTATGTTCGCCTAAAGGATAAGCCTCTAAGCCAAGCCAGAGTCCTCGTTGACATCAGCGATGTGGAACAGAACCGTTTCCGTATGTTACCTAAACCCACATCAGACATAATCCTGCAGCTAATCCAGGATAATCGTCAATTAACAACCGTGATCCAGAATATTGACCTCACGACGCTTGAAGCCGTCGACCTCCGGGTCCTCGCTGAGTACCGTGAACTTGGCGGATGGCCTCAGGAACAGCTTAGGCTATTTCACGGAGAAAATCCTCGGCTGGAAGATTCAGCCTCACCAGCAGAACTGGGTCAAGCTTCTGACACGGATTCCGCTCCGCCTCATGATCCTGGCGCCCCGTGAACACGGTAAGACATGGTTCTTCGGCTACGGCTACCCAGCATGGTGGCTAATCCGTGACCCGAACGTCCGCATATTATACATGACCGCGAGCGACAGCAAAGCCACGGAGCAAGTCACACGGTTAAGACGCATAATTGAGAACGACCCGCTCAAGAAATGGTTCGGCGACATCGCCAGCGACCGGGACCAGTGGACCTTCTATAAGCTCTACCGGAAGCGGACGTTAAACTTCAGCGAACCCAGCTTCCAAGGCATCGGCCTCCACAGCGACATCATCGGAGGCCACTTCGACATCATAATCTATGACGACCTGTTCGATGAGGAAGACATAGCCACCGACGACGCCCGGAAGAAGCTAGAAGCCCGATTCTTCGGAGACCTCCAAGGCCTCACCACGCCGAACAGCCAAGTCATCGTTATCGGCACCCGGAAGCATTGGGCTGACCTCTACCAGAAGCTCTTAGAATCCCCCGCATGGACCAAGCTTGAACAAAAAGCCATCATCAAATACCCTGAACGATGGGACTACCTACCCGACGGCTCCGGCGTTGAGGTCCACGGAGAATACGAGGCCCTATGGCCGGCTAGATGGAATATTCAGTCATTACTCCTCAAACGTCGAGAGATGGGTGAACTCTTCTTTGAACGGGAATACCAGAACAACCCATCCTTCCTGAAGGGTCAAGTCTTCAAGGATGAATGGCTCAGCCAGGAAGGTGTCGAATATGACAGCCTCCCAGAGAATCTAGGCATGGTCCAGTTCTGGGACCTAGCTATAAGCGAGAACCCTGAAGCGAACTACACCGTCTGCGTAACCCTCGCCATCCACGATTACCAAGTCGGCAGCCAACAACGGCGAATCTACTATATCGCGGATATGCTCTGGGCACACCTAGACTTTCCCAGCCAATGCCGTCAACTCCGAATACAGCATGACGCTTACCCGAACGTGTACTCGGTAGGTGTGGAAGCTGTCAGCTACCAACGCGCCCTCGTCCAGTGGGCCACCGAAAACGGACTCTACTATGTGATGCCGATAATGCAAGTCAAAAATAAGACCCTCCGTCTCCAAGCGTTAAGTCCCTTCTTCGAGAATGCTCAAATCAAGTTTCCGAAGGGTCAATTCCCGTGGAAGCAGCAGTTCCGCCGGGAATACCTCGAATTCCCAGAAGGCGAACATGACGATATCCTTGATGCCCTCGAAGGAGCATTAACACTCGCCAGTAAAACGAATCTGGGTAAGCCCGGGTTCGTATCCTATCAATAAAAGTGAAAGAAAAAATGTCGGCCCTAAAATTATTGGTTCAACTAGGTTTGAACAAGTACGAATGGCGTCTACCGAAGGATATAGAACTGGAACCCGTCCAGGACCAACCAGTACCGAAAGGCAGCAGCAAGAAGCGGGCCTTAGCCGTCCTTGAAGACCTCGCCGTCGCGGCAAGCAGCGGGCTTGTTCTAAGCCGCGTCTCCACGTATAAGGTGCAGCATTGCGGTAACGGAGCAAACATGGATATTGTGCAGAACGAGAAGGATATCCGTAAACGCTACGCCTCATGCGAACCATCATGTCCCGCATGGACTAAACGACCCATCCCCGTCGGCGACAGAGCCGGCAACCAAATCCTCGACGACAACCACAAACCGAAATACGAAGAACAACGCGTCCCCCTATTTGACTGGATAGACGTGAAAGGAAACGCGTACAAGAACTACCAAGAATTCCGGCTACGATAAACCTTGGCTATCATAAACGTTCCCCGCGGCTTAATCCGTGTCATAACGGACCGCCTCCGTAAACAACCCGCCGCACAGCAGCCATCATCAAAGATTCCGACGCGCAGCCTCGAGTCAAGCAGCATCCTCACTTCGCCTCACGCCGCAGAACCCATAGCGCCCGTCGTGAACATCCGTGGACTCTTGCAGATGAGCTACGATAACATACTCACGAACACGATTTTCACAGGCATCATTAAACAGTTCATCAAGAAGCCGCCCCTCATAGTTCCCCGCTTCACCGGCAAATGTCCCCTAGACGGCGTAGAAGTCAACGACACTAATATCCGGACATGTCCAGTTGACGGTTCAACCCTCACCGCGCCGGACCCTCAACAACGCGAAACTCTAGCCCATTTCCTGGAGCAACCGAACCCAGACGACGAGTGGCGGGCCATCCTAGAAAGCAGCTTATGGCATCATTTGGCGGTGGATGATTGGTGGTGGGAAGTCGCCAGCGCAGAAGCAGAAATGCCTAACGGTGAAAGAGTCACCCGCATCGGAGCCCTCTATCCGCTTCATCCTGCCTACATGAAAATCATCAACCCACGGGTCTATGAATACTACTGCGAACAACACCAAGAACAAGTCCGCGTATTCATAACCGAACCGGAGGAGGTGCCTGTCTGTGAAGAAGATGGGCAGCCTATGGTTCGCGCCTTCTACATCTACCAACCCCAACAGGACAACATAGTCCGCTTCACGAAGCCCCAGATAATCCACGGCAAATCCGGCAAGAACCTCCCCTCCATGTTCGGTCAGCCGAGCATGTTTGCGGTTTGGCACGAGGTCTTAATCACCCACTTCATGACGAAGACGAACCTCGACATCTACAGCACGGGCAAGACGGATAAGATGATCTTCTTCCCGAACCTGACCGCAGAACAAGTCAGCGAGATGGTCTTGAACCTTGAGAAGGCGAGTTACGCCTGGAAGACAGACCCTTCAACCGGACACACGACACGGAAGCTGAGAGTCGCCATGTTCGGCAGCCAAGGCCAAGTTGGCACCCCTAACGAGTCCCCGACGGTGGTGGACACGATGCCCGCCTTCCAGAAGATGCAGTCATTAGACTGGTACACGGAGATGCGGCGGGTCATAGCCGCAAACTGGGGTGTCACGGAGAGCGTTGTGAACATCAGTGAACCCGGTCGCTTAGGCAACGTACAGGACTGGGGCGTAGACGTCACAAACGACAGCGTCGAAGCGTACCAGGCCTTATTCGACGAAGTAATCAACAACCAGCTCTTGCCGAAGCTGGGCGTACATGACTGGCTATACAAGAGTCAACTCCCAGCGGAGGAGGACCAGATTAAACGCACGCAGCTATTGCTCTTGGAGATGCAGACAAGCAACCTTGCGCTTCAAGCCGGGTTCACCGTCACTAAGCCGGGTCCAGATAAGCCGCTTGAGATTAGCGGCCAGGCGAAGCTTCAACCGAAACCAGAAGCCGCACCACAGATGGGTTTGCCGGGTGAACCGCCGCCTCCACGGTTAGAGGCACCATCCACCCCTCCGCTTCCAGTGGAGAAGGCTAGGCTCCGCCGCGGCGAGACCGTTAAGCGAGCTCATAAACGCTACGTAATCCAGGAGTACGAGGAACCCGAACCCACAGAGGCCAACATTATCAGGAAGTCGGAGAAGCAGGAAATCAGGAAGCTTCAGAAAGATGTCCTTGAAAAGAAAGGCAAACTCATAGAGAAGATGATGAGGGATATCCCAGACCGAGAACCCGTCCAGGGTTAACACTCAACTCCGGGAGCTCCGCCTCCAACTCTACCAGGACGGTGTCCCCTTATCTGGGCAGGATGTGGACTTCGGGCGGGTCCGTGTCGACGAAGAGAAGGAGATTGAGATACGCGGCATATCACGGGAGAAGGGCCGCATAGAGAACCTCCACGTAAACTGTCAACATCCCGAAGTCACTATGCGCCACGCGTTTCCAGTCGTGATTAAGAATGGTGAAGACTTCTACTGTTGGCTCAAATGGCGACCCACCGGCGAACGGGAGGAAGGCTTAACGATGCCGCTGGACTTCATGGCGGATGTGGTGTTCGGCTAGTTGCCAATAAAACACCCTTTTGTCTGTCCAATGGCTGACAGCATTAAGAGCGAAGATGTGGACAAGGTTAAGCCGAGTTACTGGAACGCGGGTCATATAGTCGATAATGGGTCAATCACTGACACCATGCTAGTCAACCCCTACGTGAAGAAGGAATCCCACATCAACCTCATAGTAGCAAGTACGGAAGTGTCAATTTGAGGGAAATCAACCTCACCGGTAACCTCAGAACTAGATTCCCCGCGTTCACCCCGCGAACACTTGGGCTCTAGCAGTAGCTACGAGTGAGGCCAACACTAACGCTAACAGCTTCACCATCGCGAGCATCTACGTGTGGCGACCGTCCACTAGCAGTGTTGTCGGATTCATCTACGATTCGGATACAACCCTCGGTGTTGAATGGGGAACAACTGAAGACGGCCAAGTCTTATCTCCTACTGGTTCGGCTGTCACGGTTCTAGCTGGCGATGTCCTCGTCATATCGTTCTGGCGTCATGCGGCTCAAGGTATGGCGGTCGCCTACACACAGACTCTGTACTTTGACGGTGCAACAGATGTTACCGACGCCACGACGACGGATGCGGCTAGCTATCTTGAAACACCACAAGTTTTAACGTTTAGCGGTTTGGCGCTCGTTAAAATCATTAATGAAACAGAGCAAGTTACAGAGAACGTTACTAGACGCATGACTATGGTGCGTATAGCACCTGCTGAGATAACACAGATTCCAGAGAACGTTACTAGACTTAAGAGCATGGTTAGGATTACTAATGAGACCGTCAATGTGCCTGAGACTGTATCCAAAGTCAAAGGTATAGTCAAGGTATTCAATGAAACCGTCCAGGCACTTGAGAACATCGTTAAGATTAAGGGCATAGTCAGAATTATCGGCGAAACGGTTCAGGCTATTGAGAACGTTCTGCGTCGCATGGCAATGACGCGGGTTCGAAGCGAAACGGTAAACGTCGCCGAAGTCGTTATCACCGCCAAGAAAACAGTCTACGGTTCGCCGTTCCTATATACGGTCGCGAATTGGGCCGCGGGGTCGCAGTTCTTCTTCGAGGTCTTTATGCGGGCTATTACAGGTACTATCAAATGTGACCTTATCGATGTTGCTACGGGGGATGCTGTTGCGAATAGTGCATTGAGTACGACCGATACGACCCTCACGCGCTTAAGGACGGTCGCATTAATCTTTGTGAACGGTGCGACATATAGGGCGCGGTTTTCAACGAACGGTTCAGGGGCGTTCATCGGCGCGAAACTAATCGTGACAGATTAACTTGGCCTTCCAAGCGAACGCGTTCCAAGGCTTCCAAACGGAAGCAGTCGCGGAAGCGGTAACTCAACCCGGCGCCCCGTTAAGACGAAGACCCTTCCAGAAACCCGGCTATTATCGTCTCCTCATCCTCGGCGAGAAAGCCATCCGTAGCATAGACACTGAACACGTGGAAGGCGCACTCGTCCAACCCGCGACTGTTACAATTCCCTCAGTCGGTAGGCAAATTCAACAGATCCCTCTAAGGAGCCTTGCTAAGGGCGAATCAGTAGCACAGTCAACGATACTGCTTGTCGCTAAGGCGGAAGCCTATGAACCTCGAGTATATGCGTCTGTGCTTAAAGGCGAACAAACAAAAACGGCAGTCATCAGCCTCATCGTGAAAGGACAAGACTACAACCTTCTCCGTTGGCTTAAACTATTAGAGCTCCTAGAAGATGAGTGAACCCCGCATCCTCGAAATCCTTGATGTTCTCAGTCTCTACAAGGCCTTCCGTGACCCAGAGCAGTACGACATCGCCGAGATGCTTCATGAAGGGTTATGGTGGTATCGTCTTCATCCATCGCTAAGTGCGGACCGTAAGCCAGACGTTTGTGACGAATATAATGGACGACAATTCACTGGGTCCAGCATCCCAGACCTTTTCCCATTCCATGAACACAGCAACGACGACCCAGACCTCATCTTCGCCAATGTCCATCCGAACTGCCTTGCTACCGGTTCACCGATCCTAACACTTGAAGGATTCAAGCCAATAGAAAATGTCCAAGTCGGAGATTACGTCTGGACGCATAAAGAACGTTGGCGCCAGGTAACTAGAACTCACGCGAAAGAAGTTCAGGATAATCTACGAATCATTAATGGCATCGGTTTAACCGGGAACCACCGAGTCTTGACTTCGGAAGGTTGGATGGAGGCGGACCTTATCCACCGCGACACGCAAATCCTTCTCACACAATTTAATCAGATTCCAGCCGTTCAACAAAAGAAATCGTTCCTTTCTCTCATCAAAAACACGCTTTCGTGGGCTGTCATGCCAATGTCCCGTGTTGATTTCAATAGCGATTTTCTTGTCTGGGATAGCAAAATCAATGTTGAAGGCATCGATAGCATATTCGCGAACCACGGGAAGTCCAGCTTGCTTAAAGGCGGATTCGAAAAGAACTTCCCATTTGGAGGGCTTTCGCCGTTCTTGTTGAATTTTGGCTCTAAGGCATTTTTCAGCATGAGTGACAAATCGGCCTTTAGACGCTTTATGCGCGGCCTCATATTGTCTAGCCCGTTGTTCAGGTGTCATTCGTATCCAACGGATTTTGTTAACTTCGCTCATGGTCATCCAAGTCAATCCTTCCATGGCGAGTTTCCGGGTGAGAGTTATACGAGCAATCCTGAACTGTTTAGCCAACTGTTCCATCGGGATACCTTCTTGCCAGTGCAACCGGTAGATTTCCCTGACGTCAATATCTTTTCGTCTAATTCCGTTCAATGTACATTTGCACCAAGTAACACTTACACTATGAAATATAAAGGCATTGTACATAACCTCACGGTCAACCAAGACGAATCCTATCTGGCGACTTCAATATTCGTACACAATTGCAAATGTACCCTGACCACGACCAAACGGGCTCCCCCAATTCGAGATTATGGACCGGAGCTTCTCGGTCTACCCGAAGAACAACCGGAACCCATTGGAGTTCCAGAAGAAATATGAAGAGGAAAAGGATGATAATGTTGTATGTTGTTAAATAGAAAAAACTTCTTCCTAAGTGCCTTCTGGTTCTGGTCCAGCCATAAACCGCGTCACTTCGGGATGTATTCTACGCTAACTTTAGCCGCAGCAAACTACTTCTCGTTCAATATTGCAGGAATAGCAAATTATGGACAAGCCACTTTTATCTTCAGGTTGTTCCGGGTACTTGGACAGTTCACCTTTATGCGAAGACGTTGGAGCGATGGCAGAGTAGATAAGGGCTTCATAAAATTAGTTAAACTTCCTAGACCAACATGAACATTCAGCTTCCAGCGGTCCACTGCACAGGATGCGGTAGACTGCTTCCCATTCGCGCGATGAAGTTCATCGCGTGGGATTGGGATTATACGGGACCTAACAGTCGATATCCAGTGAAAACCGCGTTATGCGACAAGTGCTATGATGAGTCGGTGAGACCTTGACATTGGAAAGTTCGCTAGTTGGTTTGCTGGCTGGTTTGATAACCGTGCTAATCCTATACAGCGTGGACGGATGGCATATTCGGAGATCTGTACGTCGCAAATATGAGAAATTCTTGGAAGATATAAAAAGTCCGTGATAATTTGAAGGTCAAGTTACCAACGCTAGCAGACCGTTACACTTGCAAGTCTTGCGGGCATGACCAAGGCGTTCACGAAATAATTCGCCCCAATGTCCCTTTTCAAGCTAGTGAATGCAAAATAGAAGATTGTACTTGCAAGGCGTATCTTGCATGACAACCACTAACTCGGAGGATGTTTACGAGTCGGAGTACAAGGAATCTCCTTACCTTTCCAATGAATTAGTCCGAGAAATGCACAAGCTTCAAGCAAAACATCTTATCGAGTCAGGTAAATATCGCGATGATATCAGCCCCACCACGGGTTAAACCGCGCCCGTTAGCTTCACCCTTCACAGTAACCCCCATCTCCAAGCCGACAAGGTTCACCCTAATCTATCCACCGTCACCGTTCCTAATCGACGACCGCACCATGCCACCCCTCGGACTATTGAGCATCGCCGCAGTCCTTGAGCAGGCCGGGCATGAAGTTAAAGTCCATGATTTTACCGGCGACAAGCCCTGGCGGAACAGTCTCAGCGAGATAGCGAATGAGAGCGACATAGTCGGATTCACATGCGTCACACCACAAATAGGAATCTGCAATGACATCAAAAAAGAAATCCAAGAAAAAAACCCGGAAATAGCCTTCACCATCGGCGGACCACACCCCAGCAGCATCCCGGAGGAATGCGTCCGTGACGGTTACAGTGCCGTAGTCGGGGAGGGTGAGAACGCGGTCCTAAGAATGCCCCTGGACCTAGACCGTAACAGCTGTTTGAACGCGGTATACGAGGAACCGTTAATCCCAGACCTAGACGCGTTACCCTTCCCCGCCCGGCACCTCATTGACATTAAGAGTTACAACTACAAGATAGACAGCAGACCCGCAAGCAGCCTATTCACGCAGCGCGGCTGCAGCTTCGCCTGCATTTCAGCCGACAGTTTAATATCAACTCTCCACGGAGATATACCCATCAGCAAAATATCGAGGAACGATATTTTACGGACAATCCAAGGATTCAAAACCAAGATTCTAGCACATTGGCAATCGTTAAAGGAAACATGGCAAGTGGAGACGGAGAACAATTACCGATTGGAAGCTTCAGCCGAACACCTGGTATTCTCGAAGCGCGGATGGATACCTGTCAATCAACTCACAGAGAACGACGAAATCCTAGTCGATGCTTAACTTGCGGCAATCCGACCAAAGAAGCGAACAGAACATATTGTTCATACGCTTGTTCGGGCAAATCTCGCCAGAGACGTGTATACAAAGTCTGTGTAGCCTGCGGGAAAGCTTTCTGGCGTTGGCAGTATAAAGTCGGAATTGACTCAATGAAATGGTGTTCGATACTATGCAAGAATCGTTCACCTGAAATGAGGCATGCCGCCAGCCAATCCAAGCTAGGCGACCTTAATCCCATGCGACGACCAGAAGTCGCACGGAAAATGTCTTGCACACTAAGAGAACGTCATAGTCGCATGTTCTCTGAGAGAATGAAAGAAACGTGGAAAACAGGCAAAATTAAACCTCGTCATGTCAGCATAGCTGAACGAGAATCCGCTTCGATTAGGATGAAGCAGAATAACCCCATGCATCAACCTTCAGTCGTCATGAAGGTATCCCTAGCACTTAAGCAGAAATTCAAAGACCCTGTCTACCGCATCAGACAACTAACCAAGCAACGAACAACCCCCAATAAGCTCGAAATAAAGATGGTGCAAACATTGAGAGAGCTAGGCCTTAGCAACTTCAAGTACACTGGCAATAGAAGCTTCTGGATTGGCCCATGTGCTTCCGGTCTTTGCCGTAATCCTGACTTTACTGATTCGTTGAATAAACGCGTAATATTAGTCTCCGCTCACCATTGGCACACGGAAGTTGACATGGATCAGCAGATTAAGGACTATGCTAGTCGAGGTTGGAAGGCTTCAGTAGTCTGGAGTAACAAAAACAATGAGTTAGATGCTTCAGAACTTATGAAGGAGGTGGCCAACTTCGCGTTGGCTTAAAGTAAAATCCGTCAAGCGAACAGGAGAACAGTCCATGCTTCATGACATTTCCTGTTTCCCGTACAATAACTTTCTAGCAAACAACATTACGGTTCACAACTGCTCGTATTGTGAGAGCCCGCTTATGGGGGGCGGTAGGGTTCGCTACCGTAGTCCAGAGAAAGTTTACCTTGAAGCCTTAGAACTACAGAAATACGGGTTCGAGGGCGCGTTCTTCTTCGACGACGAATTCAACCTGAACATTCCTCGAGCGTTGAAGATATGTGAACTC